AGCCGCGCTTCAGCCGCGCGGGCGTTTCGAGCCGCAGTAAGCTGCGCCTCAGTGCCGCCCACCTGACGCAGCGACGCCGCGCGCGCCGCGTCCTGCGCCTGCCGGCGTGCCATGTATTCAGACGGCAGAATCTTCTCCGCCGACTCTTGCAGCGCAGCGAAGCGCGTCGCGCCTACATCGGCTGCCGCCTCGCCAGCCGTCGGCGTGGCGCCCGGCACAATCTCTGGCTGCCGCAGCGCGTTAATAATTTCCGGTGCGCGGCCTTCAGCGGCTTCAAGCAGCACATTAGCCTTACCGCCGATTGCTGCGCGTTCCAACGCGTTGACGCCAGCGCGACCGGCAACGGCCAAGGGCTGCGTTACCACACGTGTTGGGTCCGTAACGCGCGAAACAGTGCCTAGCACTTGCCCGGCGCGACCCGGCGCGGCGGCGGCGCCTACACCCGTTAGCGTGGACACATCAGCGAGAAAGCCAACGGGGTCCGTTGCAAGAGTGTTCTTAAACGCTTCGACGTTGCTGTAACGGTCGCGGTACGCGCCGCCGACGGCATTAGCCTTGTCAATAAACCCTTGCGCTATGTCGGGTCGAGCTATCCACTCGGGCGGAAGGAATCGTATGTACGCGCCCGTAAACACTTCAGCAAGTTCGTTTACCGTTTTGACGGGATTGGTAACAGCGGTGTACAGACCTTTAAAAAGCCGCGCACCGCTTTCGGGAATGTTGGTAAGAGCTTCGCGGCCAACCTGTGCCCAAGTGCGGCCAGCAGGCTCTTGGCCTACCGCACCGCGCCCTTCGGTGGCATCCCAAACAACTTTGCTTGGGTCAATCGGCGCGCTTCTTCGGGCCGTGGTCGGCTGAGCGGGAGCGTCCCACTTAACCTTACTGGGGTCAATCGCCATACTCAACGCTCCCGTCCGTGTATTCAACTACGGGGCGGCCGTTCAATGTACCGCGACGCTTGACCTGACGGGAAACATTGATTTCGGGATAGTAGTCCAACACTTCAGGCTCTTTCTTAGCCAACATACCGCGCTCGGTGTTGTACCGATTAATGACATTTTGAGCCGACTGGTTGTTGATGCGGATAATTCGGCGGATACTATTAACGTCAAGCGTCTCCTCGCCCGCCGCAATCTTTTTGGCGAAGTCGCGGTCAGCATCTGAAAGGCCCGTACCGGCACCGAACGCGGTGATGCGCTCGGCAACCTGCTGACCAACGCCAGCAAAGTAAGCTTCGGTTGCTGACACGTCAATACCAACGGCTTTGGCCACAGCCGTCCGCGCGTTGGCAAACGTACCCGAAATAAACTTCGGATCGTCCAACAGCGGCGAAAGTTGTTCAGAATTTTGCAGCGAAGATACGGCTGACTCGGCTTTCGTACGGAAATCATCAAGCCGCTTGGCTGCCGTTTCACCCAGCGTTTTGCTAAATTCTTTAGCCGCCGGCAAGTTGACCGTAGTGCGCGCAGCTCCCGCGCCCGCAATACGCGCTTTTTGCGCCTCAACTTGGGGCGACATGGGCACAAACAGTTTAGCGCGTTCAGCCGCCGGAATCTGCGACAGAAACTGTCCGCGCAACGCCGCTTGGAGCTGCGCCGGGTCATCGGGCAACGAGTTTACGGCGTAGTCGCGGAACTGCGGCACAATGGTGCCCTGCGCAATCATAAAGTCTACTTGATCAATTACCTGCGCCTTGGTGGGCGGCGCTTGGCCATACGCAAAGTCGCCAAGCATTTTCTGAAACCGGCCATAGTTATCGTCGGCCAGTTTAGCTTCGGCGGCGGCAGTTTCCACGCCGGTCTTTTTTACCGTGGCGCGCTTGCTTTCGGTTTCGGCCATTGCCGACGCAAGTTCAGCGCCAGGCTTGCCAAAACGCAAAAGCTGGTTCTGCGCTTCGGGCGTGCTCAGATCGGCGGAAGACAGGTAGTTGCGAAACTCCAACTCCCGCTGCGCGGCCGCCAGTTCTTGCTGCTCCTTAAGGCGCTGGGCGCGGACGCCACGGCCGGCCTCAAGCCCCTGCACATACGAGCCAAGGATGTTGACGGGCTCCAACTGGGTTGCACCGATGACTGCCATGACTTACCCCATATTCCCGTATTGCGGGCCCATGTAATTCACCGCTTGAAGGTTGGCGCCGCTCGGCGCGCCGCCGGTCGGGCCAAAGTACCCGCCCCGGTAGAGGCCATAACCAGTAGCTGCCTGCCCCAGCGCCTGCGCAAGTGCGTTCGATTGGCCGAGGTAGCCCGACGCGCGAGCCTGCCCGGCGCCCATCATCAGGTTGCTGACATTGGTGCCCATCTGGCCAGCCTGTTGACCAACCTGCTGCGCGGCGGCCTGCCCCGCGCCGTAGAGGCTGCCGAGCGCGCCGAGGCGCGTACCCATCAGCGCCTGCGCGCGGTTAAAGGCGTTCATGTACTCCTGCGAACCCATCTCCTGCCCGTACCGCACACCAGCGCGGATCGCTCCGCCACTTAACAAGCCCGCACGAGCGGACTGCATACGTTCCAAAGCCTTTTCGCCTTCCGCCAGACGGAACGCGTAGCCAGGGTCGGCTTGCATTTGTTCGGCAGTAAACGGGCGCCCTACACTGCCGTAATCAGCCGCCGTGGAGTCGCCACCAAGGCCAAGCAGTCGGAGCAGCTCGTTTTGCGACGTAATGCCCGCCTGACGAAACGGCTCTTGCAGCTCCGTCTGCCGCTCAAATATCTCTCGCTGAACCTGCGCCGCTTGATCGGCGGCTTGGGTCTGCGCTCGGGCAGCTCTGCTGGCTCCCCGCGATGCGACAGCGCCACCAACGACGGCGCTGCCAAGGATTGCTGCTGCGGTTCCAATGGCCATTACGCCACCTCTCTAATATACGTGCGTTCCATAGGACGAAAGCCTTTTTGCGCATAAAGATTAGCCATCTTATCCGCGCGTTCATCTTCAAGGGCAATCATAAAAAGCGCGACGGCGCCTTTTGCGGCTGCCCACGACTCAATCGTTTTGTACATGGCTTGACCAGCTCCTTTGCCCCGCGATTCGGGGGTCAGCCACCACCACAACTCCTGCACTACCATACTGGTCGGGCTGAAGTACATAGGGTAGAACAATGCACCGGCAATGCCAATAATCTTGCCATCGTCTTCAGCCAACCAGACGCCAACCGACGGATCGTGGGTGGCGCGTAAGTAAAAGTCTGAATACCCATCCGCGTCAAACGGGATGACCCCGTGCATCGGGGACGCCGCGTGGAACGCCTGCGCAAGCGGCAGGTATCGCGGCAAGTCCTCGGCGATGGCGTCGCGGACAATCACGACACTTCGCGTCCTGAGCAGCGGATGTTGATGGCTGTAGCCGTGCCCGCCAACGTCGAGATTGCCCCACCTGGCGCAAGCACCTGCCCGACCAGTTCGGGGAACGTGTACGTCTCCGACGGCAGCAGCGTCTTGGTCTTAACAATCAAGTTCTGATTACCAGCGTTGTCAAACGACGTGACGAGGTTGACCGACAGCACCGCAGCCGCGCTGCTGTAGTTGGTAGCCGTAAACTTGTCAATAATGGCCGACACGTTAGTCGCCGTGTACTGCGTCGTCTGGCTGGACTCGGCAATTTTTGCGGGGATTAGGACTCTTATGCTAACTGCCATACGTCACCTTAGAATGTAAAGACAAACCGCACGCGACCCGCCGTGCCCGCATCGCCGTCAAAAAGACCCCCACCGTCACCGCCTGCGCCTGCCGTCAGGCTAGCATCGCCGGCACGCCCTGCCGCTCCGGCTTGCGTAAAGATCGCCCCGCCATTGCCGGTCGTGTTGGTCGTATTACCGCCCGAGGCCGTACCGCCTGCGCCTTGGTTAGCAAACTGCCCCGAGTCGCCGCCGCTGCCGCCGTTCGAGGTCATGGTCGTAATAGTATACGGAGTTCCCGAAGTGCCGCTTGACACGTTAGAAAACCCGCCAGGCTCGCCGTTTACCGAAAATCCCGTGGCGCCGGGACCACCCGTACCAACGATATAGTTGATGGTTTTACCGTCTTGCCCCGACAACGACAAGACAGTCTTGCTATAGCCACCGCCACCACCGCCACCGCCGGGGAACACTTCAGGCTCGCCTGGGGCTAGCTCGCCAAAATAGCCGTAGCCACCGCCACCGCCCGCGCCCCAGACTTGGATGGTTACGCCTAAAGCGCCCACAGGGATAGCAACTAACCCCGACCCCGGTTCGGAAAAATCAAACACGCCCGCCCCCGCACCGCCGGTGCTGCCGTTGATGAACGCGACAAGGGTAGCCCCGCTCATTAGGTCAAGCCCGCTCCGCTGATAAGCCAAGAGGTCGCGCCAATCTTGATGCAGGTCGCCACGCCGTTCCGCGCAAGTGTCCGCGTGCCGGTCGTGGTGCTGTTAACTAGCGTCAAGGTGTCGGACGTTATGGCAACGGATAGTGGCGAACTATTGAGATTGATAACAATAAATACCGTTCCCGTCGGAAAAGGCACAGCGGAGTTGGCCGGAATGGTCAACGTCACGCTGCTCCCGTTCATTACGATGGTTTTGCCGGCATCCGAAGCAATGAGCGTATACCCCGTCGATTTGCTATTTAGCGGTGCCTCGCGGTAGCCAACCGGAAAGTTGGTGTTTGAGGGCGCGTTGTCGGGGATTAGCGCGGTGCCGGTAAACGTCGGGCTTGCGATTGGGGCGTAAGTCGCCGCAGCGGTCGCCGTTGACAACGCGTCGGTAATGCCGTAGCCCGAAAGCGTCGTCGGGGTGCCGGTAACGTTTGACCAAGCAATACCCGAAACCGTCAGATCGTTGACGCCCGAGATGTCATCGTACGTGCCGATTTGCACGCCAGCCGCCGTTTGCAGGATGAACTTATAGCTGACCGCCTCTGACAGCCAAATCTCCGCCGGCACTCGGCCTTCGGAGTTGAGCACGATGGGGTTGCTGTGCGCTGTGCCCCCGCCGATGCTGGTATAGGCCGCCTCTGGCGTCGTGGTGCCCGCCGTGTAAGTAAAGATGCGACCGCCTGCAAGCGGGTTGCCAGCACCGTCAAAAAACTGTGCGCCGGCACCGGCCAGCGGGGAAAGAAATACGGTCATATATATACCTGCATCACGGTCAATATGATGGATGGAATTGCGGGCACAGGGGCCGAAGCAGCAAAGTGCTCCAACTGCACGCTAAGGCTGTCAACGGAAAAATATAACTGAAAATAGTCGCCGTTGGACAGCGGCAAGAAAAAGTTTGCTGCTGAGAAGATTTCGGCGTTGTTGCCCTGAATTCGAATTACCGACCCAGAATTAGCGACCGCCGTGCCGTTAATGGCGGGCCAAATGTAAAAGTGGCCGGTACCGCCTGAAGTCTTGTCCACCTGAATGGAGAACTGGACGTTGTAGATGGCAGGCCGCGAGACTTTAATCTTGCTGCTATCCGCCGGATCACGGTAAATGCCATACGCCGTGTCGGCATTGTTGTAAGTGATGGCTTTAGCCGTATTAATGACGGTCGCCGCTTGAGTCTGGGTTGAAAAGAACGACCCGAAACTTACGGGTGTAAACTCTAACCGGGGCGGCCCTAACTCTAGCGCGTCAATACGCGTCTGCGCTGCGGCGAGCTCGGCTTCAGTCGCAGCGTCGCTATATGGCGCAAGTTCAAGGTCCGCGAGCGAGATGGCGGTTGTGCCGCCGCCCGTCAGTTGAAACTGGTTGTTAAGAAACCGGAACCACTCGCGCGAGATTACGCCCGTACGCTCGTCTACAAACGGCACGCGAGGTGCCGGAATGTTAGTCGTGTTAGGTACGGTCATGCGGTAGTCGGGCTAAGCTGTAGCTCCGCTCCCATGATAGCCACGATAACGGGGTCAGTCCCCGAGACTTCGTACACGCGATCCCGCGACTTCATCGTTGCGCCAAGCCGGCGCCAAATTACGCGGGTCTGCGTGGTGCCAATTGGCCCCGTGTCGCGCCAGTATTCGTTACTCCACGTATGGCCGCCATCATCCGACCAACGCAGCATGACCTGCGGGTCCGTGCCGACGTTAGAACCGATAAGAGCGTACAGCGAACTTGGCTCTGTGTTTGGTGCTACGGCTTGGTTAGTTTCAATTTCTACCGCGCCTTCCGTAGACAGGATTAGGTCCAACGCTGACGAGGACGCATCTCCCGAAAGACCTACACCTGTTTGGCAGTCAAGCTGCAACTGGTGATGGATCGTGCGGGTTAGGTTGTTCTGCCCAGTCGGCAGCGCGCGCCAGCGGCGCAGCCACTTCTGCACGACCCCAGCGTCTAAATACACGTCCAATTTGAACTGGTAAATGTTGCCGTTTTGGAAATCGCCAACTGTCGGATAGCCAGTAAAAGCTGCGTGGCAGTTAGACCGATGGCGCTTGTACTCGCCGTTGACGAGCGCAGCACGTTCGTGCCAAGCGCCGGTCGCAGCGTCAAACACCCACGTCGTATCGGCAGACGGAAAAATTAACACGTAGAACGCGTGGCCGTCTTGCTGGTATGTGTACGCTAGCGCGTCGGACATATCGCTGTACTGCTGAATAGCAAACTCAACGGCGTGCGTAGATACGCGCACGGCTTGGTAACCGTTTGCGCGGTAGATAATCCCGCGACCGCGAGCGTCAGCCCCTAACCAAAACACAGTGTTGTCGAGCTTGGCAACAGAGTACGGCGCAATACAGCCGATTTCGTTATAAGCACCTTGAATGCGCTCTAACGGAAAGTCAACATTGCCCGAGTTGTACCAGACTTCGGTTGAGTTTGTGCCAAAGAGCCACGCTTCGCGGTGGTCAATCATAATGGCTACTAAACCGTCGGGCGATCCTTCGGCGCTAGCAAAATCCAGCGGGTCAACAGACAAACCGTCAAGCAGTTGCGTGACCCAGATACGCTGGCTGTTTGGCTCGTTAAACACAAAGTACCCATCGAGATACCCCACGGTGACGGCACCAGGGAAATCTGGATCGGTAATCTGAGCAAATACGCCTGTTATAAAGTTGTAGATGTATCCGTCTGGATTACACGCTACGAACAATTGCACGCCGTTGTCGGCCATTGACACCGGGCCGGTGCCGGTAATGTCGCCGAGTTTGGTAATGGCGATGCTAGGCGTCATCTTAAACAGCTCATTACCCGAAGCAATGTAGATGTCGTTCTCGCGGTTCCACAGCCCACGAATCGGTCCCGAACCGACCGAGGCAATTAGCTCCATGCCGGGGCAACGCTGCAAATACGCAGGTTCCTTGCCCCCCTCGGGGATAACCTCGGGGTACAAGTTAACCATGCGTGCGTCAGCCGCGTTGGGGCTACGCACCACATAAGACGACCCTAGAATCGGTGTCTTCATAGTTTAGGCAACGGTAGCGCCGTTGTTGGACACAATCCACCAGTCGGTGCCGAGGAACTGCAAGAGCACGCTATGACCTATGGCATTAAACGTAATGGTGGTGCCGTTGCCAAAGTTGGTCGGCGTCAACACGCCCGTGTCGGCACCTGCGGCTTCGGCGACATACACAATTGCCTTGAGCTGCCCCGCCACACCGTCAGCCAGCGTCAATGCATTGCCTGTAGCCGTAGATGTAAACGCGGTCGTTACCGTTGTGACGTTAACGGCGCCGGGGCCAGAGAGCGCTTGCACGCTGCCGACCACAGCGCCCGCAAAGGTCTGCGTGCCAGTAAACGTCTGCGCGGCGTCCGTGCGTGCGACTGACGCGCTCGTAGACGGAAACGTCATCGTTGTGGCGTCGGTTCCGGCAAGCGTGATTGAGTTGTTGCACGTCAGCGTCTTGCCGTTAGCAATCGTTAGCGTCGCGCCGGTAGCCGGGGCAGTAAACGTTACTTTGTTGATGCTAGTTGCCGTAGCTACGCCCAACGCCGGTGTGACTAGCGTGGGGCTAGTCAACGTGACGCTAGTGAACAAATTGGTGTTGGTAATCTTTTTAGTCAGGTTACTCTGAACCAACACAAACTCATCCGCGCCCGAAGACGAAGATGTAGCCGGAAGGTTAGAAATGGTGATTTTAGTCGCCATAGTTAGAAATTCCCGGCGTAGATGTTGTAACGGTTGCGACGCGCCATGAGGCTGTACGGCATAGCCATGAGATCGTGCGGGTTGTTGATGCGCTTGAGATTGCGTTTGCTGTACATCGCCACCCGACGCACTTCGGTCGGGGGCTCCACGTTGAACTCCGGCGCAAGCTCAAGCGCCAAATTGTATCGAAACGCCCGCAAATAGCCTGGCGGAAACGCCAAATCAGTCTCAAGCGTTGTCGGATTAGCCAAAGGCTGCACCGAAATAAAGTGAAACTCCAACATACGGTTGGGTACTGGATATACCGACAGCGTAATGTTAGGGAACGTGTTGTTAACAAACATTACTTGCGGGTAAGTGCTTTGCACCGTTTTAACCGCAATGTTGTTGTACTGCAACTGATTGATAAATTTGATGCCATACGACACGTTAGTCGTTGGATCGCGGAAATACGTAGAATCGTCAAGCAAAATAGGGCGCTGCGTGGTCGCGTCATCGACGCCGATGTAGTCGTCGCCTTGCGTGACAATCGGGGTGTCTGACTGGTTAGCAAGGATGTATACAAAGTCGCCAGTAGGACCAAGCGTGCGGATACGGTTGCCGGCTTCCCAATAGTACGTCTGATCTTGCGTACAGAACACCGCTAAACGTTCGGTGCTCCAACTATCAATCATCTGGTTGAGCGCGACAAGGTTGTCTTGGTACACGGCTTCAGGCAGCACGTTGCCTGAGTTCACAAGCCCCAGCAAACGATGCGCACCACTCAAAAGCTCACGGGTAGTTGCCATGGTTCACCTAAATCGGGGGCATGTTAAACGTCGTGTTCGTATTCGGCACGTTATCGGTCTTGTTAACCGGCAACGGCTGAATGTTCGTGCGGATTAAGCTATCTAGATCAGCACGCAGATTAGCAATGATTTCCGGCTTAACTTGCGACCCGTACTCGGGCGCCAGCTCCATCGCCAACGACAGCTCTAGCAAACGCTGATAACCCGGCGGCAGGTACTGCGTGGTGACGAGCGTGGCATACTGCCCGATCATCTTCTCCGCCTTGATGAACAGCGACACCGCCGCGTTTGGCGTGGGGTAAAGCAAGATGCGCCCATACGGCGTGTCAGGCCGGTAAAGCAGCTTCTGCGGAGTTCCCGTCTGCGCCTTGTTGGCGATGTTCGTGTAATACTGCTCAGTAATCAGCGCCAAAGGTGTATCCACATTGGATACGCGCACAAACGCGCCCACAATGCGAATAGGTCTGGTAGTAACAAAATTAGCCGGCGGAGACGTGCCGGGGTCGTTGCCAATAGTGTACGTATTTTGCCCATTAACGAGCGTAAACTGCTCGGCCTGTGTGCAGAAGTAATACTGCGGATTAGCCGAGAACGAGTCGATAATAGAGTTCAAGCTGTAGAGCGAATCTTGCGCTTCATCAGCCGTCGTCGTTTCGCCAGACGCCAATACGCCCAACAATCGCAACGACTTGTTGATAAGGCTTTGGGCTGTTACAGCCATTGTGTAGCCCTCTAGGCTTCAGCCGCTACTGCCTTGCGGCGACGCTTCAACTGGTTTGGCTCCGGCGACGCAACAGGTTCTTCCTGCGGCGCCGCCGGTTCCAAAGGATCATACTCCTCCCAACCGTGCTCGTAGTCCATAGCCGCCTCCATATCGGAGATGGC